GCCAGAGTAGTATTCCTTACCACAACTCTCTCTGAACTTACCAGTCCAGAAGGATTTGCGGGTATTCACCTTAGCTCCGAAGAGGGCTAGTGAATCCATAACGGGTTGCACATAATCAACGGGAATGATAATATCATCCCCGTAGATGCGCACCTTACCCATAAACTCTTTAACGAGTTTTCGGGTCAGGGGTGTCCTTAGCTCTCGTTCAATTCCCACGAAGACCATGGTTAGAAAAACCATAGCTTCAATTGGGAAACAGAGAGCTGAACCCATAGACGCGAACTTAGTTAGTGGCAAAGTGCCGTAACTAGGTACACGGGCCTTCAGGGAGCGACAGGATTGAACCGCACCACTAAGGTGTGGCCAATTTCCCATCATCTCCCTTACGAGCCTGTTCGAAACACGATCGGAGGCTTCACTCAAGTCGAGTGTTGCCAGTTCACAATGAAGTGAACCATCCGCAGCCATGAGCTGGTTAGGCTCTTGGTCTTGGAATCCGAGCATAGCACTAAGGAAATTCTCATTTCCAAGTGCTTCTAGGATAGGTTGCAATAAGCCCTGCTGTGCGTACTGCATAGCAGTCGGCTCCATTGCAATTATCCTTGGTGTTTTGAGCGTCTTAGGCACGGATATGACCTTAGCAGGTCTTTCCGCTCCGGGTTCGAGATGGTGGATATCGTCGTACTGGTCAAGAAATGACCAGTTTGGGCATAACATTTCCCTTGCGGGAAAGTACGCCTCAAGACGATCGGTCCAGGTACGCTGCCGCCACTTTGCGTTGCCGCGAAGTGAATCGGCAGTAGCGCCAGGACCATGTTTAGGCACAACGCAACCGTAATAGACCTTTCGGTCGACTTCGGTAAACGCTCTCCTAAACAATAGAGACGCAACGCGGTTAAAGTCGGCAATATCACTCGCCGATAATGACCTCGCATGCGCATCCACCTCCTTCTCACACTGGATATACTCCAGCATAGCGTTTTTCTCCCTTGCAGGAGTGCAGGGGAGACGAACCTTGCCAAACATCAGCGTTAGCTGACGAATGGCTCGGATCGACTCTATGTCTGGAGTGTCCAGAAGGACACCACCAGAACGGTCAAACACTCGCTCGAGGAAACCTCCTAAGAACAGGGGGAGACCTGCTCTCCACTTAAACGAAGTGAAGAGATCGCGAGTTACCTTCCCTTGGTCTAGACTTCTTTCGAAGTCTTTTCCGTAGGAAGGTAGGGTTATCGTAAGAAACGATAAACCTTCGTGTTTGACACGACCTGTGACTGTTTTGCAGTCACTGGTGGCGCTAGTGCAAACGACATCGGCAAGTTCTATTGCCAATGTTTTCCAGAGCAACATCAGGCTTTTCATACAACCTCCTGATTGGGGGTAATGTATCCTTAGCCCGATGTCTCACGAGAGCCTACCTAATCCATGCTAAGTATGCATGGACCGGGTAGTCCCGCCACTGTGAACTGAAATAGAAGTCTATTAAGACGACTATAACAGGACACAAGATCACACACATGGCTCGAACGAAGTTTCGCATGAGTCGCAATCAAGCGCTCAGTCGGAGCTTCAAATGAACATGTGGTTCCACACTGGAAAATCTGTGATCCGATAGGATCATAGACACCAGTGATTGTACTACGACTCGCCAGCTAGAGTGCTGACGAGAAGTGCGTACGTGGATGCGGAGATCTTCGTTACCAAACCGGTAACGATCTTCTGCAGCTCGGTATTGTCGTAGCCCTCATCATTGGGCTCGTCAATAACAAGATATGCAGAAGTGCTCAGCTGACGATTTTGATCGTCCCTGAACGGATCCGCAGCGATCTTTCTGTGGTCTACCCGAATAACGTGCCTCAGACGTTTCCCGTTCTGATGGGAAACAGAGAACACGATATTCCCATCACTAGATGAGTACTTCGCACTCTGACCCTGGGACTCAACCCGGGGCAGGGACGTTGTAACTCCATCGATTGTGATGGATTGGGGATCGGTGAGCATCAGACGTGCTCCTTTTCTAGATATCCTCTATTAAAGGACACCTATGGTGTTTTACGGCAGTGCTTTTTGCACTCCCTTCTGCCTAATGCCTCGAAAGGCCTAGGGCAGCGATAATGGCCTGCTGGAAGGTCGAAAGACC